TTTAGAAATCCATAGAGCTTGTTTTGACAGCTTTGTAGAGGGTTTCAAGAAAGGAGCCAAAGCAGCAGAAAAAGAAATAAACAAGAAATTCAAAACGGAACAAAATGAAAGCAATAACTATAAAAAAGCCGTGGGCGAGCTTAATATCAAGTGAGAGGATATTAAAAGTTAATTCTATCAAAATTAGTGTTTACCCTTTGATTTTTTTAATAGCAGAAAAACTTTATTGAGTTTCTGTAAATTAAAATCGTATATTTGCAGTGAATACACAATTCGAATGTAGAATTTAAGTGATATCATAACCTTAATAAAAAAGTGATGAAAGTATTTACTGTACAAACCTTGGAAAGTTTTATGTCTTTACAATATGGCCTCCCTGAAATGGATTTTTTCAGAGGCCAATCTTCTTCTGAATATAAATTGATACCTTCAATAGGTCGGAGGTTCAAGGAAGGACAGGAGGACGTGTTGAAGCAATATGAGAAGGAGGTATTTGAAGATTTTAAAAGAAAATATTCAATGTTTACGGATGCACGCCCTAAAAATGATAAGGAATTCCTATTTCTAGCACAACACTATGGACTTCCAACGAGACTTCTTGATTGGACTTATAATCCTTTAATTGCATTATATTTTGCATGTTGCTCTAATTTTGATAAAGATGGAATTGTTTATCAAAGTTATCAATTCTCAAGAAAGGTTTTTAATGAAGATAAAGATGACATATTTTCATTTCCTGCAATAACGTTATTAGTTCCTAATATGACAGATGTTAGGTATAAAAATCAGAATGGCATATTTGTACTTTATCCAGAACCTTGGAAGGAAAAATTCGAATTCATCTATGCAAAATATATAATCCCTGTACAATATAAACAAAACATATTGAGTAAACTTGAAAAAATAGGAATCACAAGATCATTTATAATGCCTTCTTTGGATAGTTTGTGTAAGGATATTGTCGATATTCATGATTTAAGGTATCCATACGCAATAAAATAAGACTAGGTATATTCAATATGCAATCAAGATTAAGAGTTCTTCAAGTCTTAAAATTATTCTTATATCGTTTGTTAGATAGAGACATCGATTATAACTAACCTACATAAAATTTCTACTGACGATCCTTGTCTGTGCTTTGTGAATACCCGGAAACTGCTTTGTGGCGGTTATCGGGTATTTTATTACCAACCAATTAATACCAAAATATCATGAGCTTAAACGAATTAAGAGATAAAGCCTACCGTAACGCAGTAACGCACGGTTTTCACAATAAAGAACTGAGTAACGAACACTGCCTTTGCCTTGTCATTTCCGAGCTTATGGAAGCGGTAGAAGCGGATCGGAAAGGGAAACGTGCCGACAGAGAATCTTTCAAGTCTTCCTATGAGAATGAAGAGCCGCATTACAATGCCGATTTCAAGTATAGTTTTGAAAAATATATCAAAGGCTGTGTGGGGGACGAGCTTGCTGATGCATGCATACGCCTGTTTGACTTGTGTGGGCTTCGTAAGATAGACATTAATGATTTTACAGAGGAAATGATATACGAGGCAACGGAAAGCTGCAACGGGGAAACATTCACGGAAAGTATATACGCCATATCTACAATTCCTGTACGGTATGAATATGAATACGGGTATTCGTTTGAGAAACAAGTAAAAAGTATGCTGTTAGGGATAATTGGATTTGCAAATTATACAGGAATAGATTTGCTTTGGCATATCAATCAGAAAATGAGGTATAACGAATTGAGAGAAAACAAACATGGGAAAAGGTATTGATTATGAAGCGTGAAATAAAATTCAGAGGTAAGAGCATATACGGTGAAGAATGGCTATATGGCTCTCTTGTTAAGATTGAAGAGGATAGATATGCTATCATCCCGAATTTAAATGATATAGAAATAGGGAAAAGTATCAGTATGTATGAAGTTCATCCCGAAACCGTTGGGCAGTTTACCGGCTTGTGCGATAAGAACGGGAAAGAAATCTATGAAGGCGACATTATTAATGTTAATGGCAAGTATCCGAGGTTGGTAAAGTTCATAGATGAATATGCTTGTTTTTGTATTGCAAGAATATCCGACTTAGATAATAATTTAGAAACTGGATACTGGCAACAAGTAATACCCGGATGGTGGAATAATCCTGATAGAGAGATAGAGGTTTGCGGTAATATTTACGATAACCCAGATTTGTTGAAAGGAGACAAATAATGAAAACAATCTTATTTACAGCCATCCTCATAATAGGTCTATTAGGGGTTGGAGATCTAACAATTACATTTAAACCGTTTTCCATCTCGTTGCCCGGTTGGTATAAGCCTGTAGGTATCCTTCTATTTTTTCTGTCAATGGCGGTATATACTATAGGGGAATATACTAAAGGCTATAAACAGGGTTTCGATGATGGGATAAAGGAATGTGTTGAAATACTTAAAAAGAAAAATCCATGAGCAAACTATACAAAGTAACCATTTTCGGGGAATCATTCTTAATCGGGTGGTTCCCTTTTTCTTCACGCTGGTATAACAAGCTAAAAATAATCAAACAACACATAACAAAGTATTGACAAGCCGTGTCAGTACTTTGTTTTCCTCATTTTTCCCCTTAGCTTCCTTATTAAGTACCTTCGTTTCTGTAACGCAAAAAAAGCAATTATGGAAATTATTTACAGAAAACTAGAGGAACTGAAGAAACTGGAAAACAATCCAAGAACTATTTCAGATGAACAGCTAGACAAACTTAAAGAGTCAATCCGAAACAATCCGGATTATTTCGAAGCCCGACCGATCATCCTGTCAGACCGTACTGGCGAATTGATCATTATAGCCGGAAACCAAAGGTATGATGCCTGTATATCGCTAGGTATGCAACAAGTACCGACCGTTCTTATTCCCAACCTGACCGAGGAAAGGGAACGTGAACTAATCATACGTGATAACGTTAACAACGGACAATGGGACATAACCAAGTTGTTTGACTGGGATTGTAACGAGTTGCTTAATTGGGGTATGGAAGGCATCAGCTTTCCTGATCCGACAGATTTTTCAGAAGATATAGAAGACAGTCATAATGTACTCAAGAACGCAAACTATGAAGCCGGAGCTCATATCAAATATTTAGTATTTGAGGGGTATAAGATTCCAGTCAGTGAAAGCGAACTGGAAGCACTGAAAGCACGGGCTTCTGAATATTTGGATGAGAACGGTGTAATGGTTGGTTTTGTTAATAATCTACTTAGCTTATGATGGAATACATAGACATATCAATATTGAACCCGGCAGAATATAACCCACGCCTGCTCACTAATGAAGCACAAGAAGATTTAAAAAAATCCATCAAGGAATTAGGCATTATCAAACCGATCATCATACGTCAATCGGATAAACGTATCATGGCAGGACACCAACGTACAAAGACAATGAAGCTGCTTGGGTATACCCATATTCCAGCCTTTATTCTTGATGGTGTAAACTCCACCGATGAAGTAAGGTTCAACCAACTTCACAACTATGCGGAATGTGAGTTGTCGGAAATCCAACCAGAAATCAATGTAAGTCCTCCTAAAGGAACAGAAGGATTTTATACTGTATCCAACAAAGATATCTCCATTCTTTCCAAAGGAGGAAACAACTCACGTGTTGTTGACCTTACGAAAATGATTCTCCGTTACGGCCAGTTTGCAAATGCCGTATGTGACCATACCGGGAAAGTGATCATCTCAACAGTATATGCCAAAACGGTAAAACTATTAGGTATGGACCTACTTGTATATGTCCTTCCAGAAGGGAAAGAAGAAATCGCGCTCAAATACTTCTCTAAGGAATATGGAGTGTTCGAGTATTCCCATCTGGAACGAAAGACCTATATACAGTCTTTTGCCCAAAAGGCACGGCTACGGCAAAAGAACGGGGTTCCAAGCAAGCGTAGCCATTCAACGTTGTATGAAACGCAGGTTATACCATACATCACCAAGGATATGCGCATACTCGATTTCGGTGCCGGACAAAAGGATTACGCAACCATACTGAAGAAAAAAGGCTATCTCATTGACGCCATTGAATTCTTCCACCGCAAAGATGGAGCGGACATCATTGATGAAAAGGAAATCAGGCAAGACTGTGCTTCCATATGCAAGACCTTGTCGGACTACGGGCTGTACGATGTGGTTGTGTGCGATAGCGTGTTGAACTCTGTGAACTCAGAAGAGGATGAAAAGAATGTCTTACTTTCGTTATCAGCATTATGCAAGCCCGGAGGAATGATATTCTGGTCTGGCATTCCGCTGCTGTTCGCCCAGAAATCATCTGAACGCAAGGAAACACACGACCATCGTTCTAAAGCCGTATTCCTTGACGCAAAGAACTTCACAGCCAACTTCCGTTTTGGTGAATGGTACTTCCAGCATTATCATTCCACAGCTGACATCGTCAGATTAAACACAGCTTACATCGGAAAGGATTTTAACATATTCGATAAAGGAATGAAGATAAGCCCAGAAAAAGAGTTAAGAGGTTCGTCATTTCAAGTAGCATCAACCAACGGAAGGAGCGCAAGTAAGAGTGATTATCTGAAAGCGTTGCAATATGAATTCACACTTCCTCTTCCCAATAATCGCAAATGGGATTTGGACAAAGAAATTATACCAATCTTTAAAACACTATAAACAATGGCAGCACCTAAAGGAAATCAGTTTTGGATGTTACGCAGCAAGCATGGCAGGGATAAACTCTTCGCCACGCCTGAAGCGTTATGGGAGGCGGCGTGCGAATATTTCCAATGGTGTGATGAAAACCCATGGACAACAAGAAAGGCTATACAACGTACCATGCCTGTTAGACGCAAAAAAGGTAAAAGAACAGAAACTGTTAATGAACAGCAAACACAACAAGAAGTTTCACCTACACAGCGCCCCTACTCTCTCACCGGATTATGTATCTATCTAGGTACTTCATCACGTTGGTGGAGTAGCTTCAGAAGTGAATGCATGAAAAAAAATGATGAAGATTTTTTGCACGTCATCGCGCGGGTGGAAGAAACCATCGAGACTCAACAATTTGAAGGAGCCTGTGTTGGCGCTTTCAATGCAAACATTATAGCCCGAAAGCTAGGGTTGTCCGACAAACAGGAAGTGGATCATACAACACAAGGCAAACCCTTCAACGGATTTGACTTTCTTCCCTATACTCCCGAAGCTGACAAATTGAAGTGATATGGAGCAAAAGGTTAACTTAAAACAGCGATTGGCATACAATTTTCTTCGTGACAGCAAAACGAAATTTTTATTGTATGGTGGTGCCGGAGGTGGTGGTAAATCATGGCTAGGCTGTGAATGGCTGATGCAATGTGCCTACTATCTTCCCGGTACTCGCTGGTTTGTTGGCCGAAATAATTTGAAGGATAGCCGTGAGTCCGTTACCGTGACCTTCAATAAGGTAGCATCTTCTCACAGCTTCACGGCATACAAGACAACAAATGAAGGGATAGCCTTCGACAACGGAAGTGAAATCGTTTATATTGACTTGACGTATTATCCGGTGAAAGATCCGATGTATGAACGATTGGGGTCTAAGGAATATACAGGAGGATGGATAGAGGAAGCTGGTGAAGTGCACTACCTTGCCTTCGAAGTCTTGAAAACCCGTATCGGCCGCCACATGAACGATGTATACCATGTACCCGGAAAGATACTTATCACCTGTAACCCGAAGAAAAACTGGCTATACCGTGAATTCTACAAGCCCTGGAAAGAAGACAAATTACAAGCTCCTTATGCATTTATCCAAGCTTTGGTGCAGGATAATCCTTGGGCAACAGAAGACTACATCGAAAGTCTTCGAAACACAAAAGACCGGGTAACAAAGGAACGCCTATATTTCGGCAATTGGGAGTATGATAATGACCCGACTGCCCTGTGTAACTACGACGCTATCTGTGACTTGTTCACGAATGAGTTCATTGCTCCTGCAGGTGAATCTACCGGTTCTGCAGACCTTGCAATGAAGGGACGAGACAGATTTATCGCCGGTCATTGGAAAGGGAATGTGTGTTTTATCAAACTGGATCAGGAATACAGTACTGGAAAATCCATTGAAACAGACCTGAAGCGGATGATGATAGAATGCTCAATTCCTCGTAGTAAGATGATTGCGGACTCTGACGGATTGGGGAACTATCTTGAAAGCTATCTGAACGGTATCAAGGAGTTTCATGGAGGAGCACGACCTATTAATCCTGAATTTGACAATTTGAAATCAGAGTGTGCCTTCAAACTGGCTGAGATGATTAACAATCGATTGCTTCGTATTGTATGCACGGAAGCACAGCGAGAACGGATCATTGAAGAATTGTCAGTTCTCAAACAAGCACATATTGATGCAGACACACGGAAGAAAGGAATAATCAGCAAAGAAAAAATGAAAGAAATATTAGGTCATTCCACAGATTACCTTGATATGTTGATAATGGCAATGATATTCCGTATCAAACCAACACCAAAACGACCAAAAGCAAAAATAGGAAAGATATGACAGTAAAAGAATTTTTGACAATAAGCAGCATTGCCACCGAACCCGAGGTCATTAGAACCAAGTTGGATGAACTGAGAAAACCTTATCAACTAGGGCAGTATAAGACACCAGATACCCTAAACGACATAAATATGGGAGAACTGATGCAACTGCAATCCATCGAAACAGAACACGATATATTGTTCGTTCCCTGTACTGTACTGATGGGGCTGAGTAAACGTTATATATCCCAACTTCCAGCTAGCGATGTACTGGGATTCGTACAATGGGTGGCCAAAGAAGTTGAACGAATAAATAAACTATTCGCGTCGACTAATGTACCACCCACACCCGAAGAGAAGCAAGCAGGATCCGAATTGCTAAATTTTGGACCTTTCGGCATGATTGATTACTATGCGCAGCGCATGGGTATCACTGATCATGCAGAAGTAGACAGCGTGCCATGGGTCAGAGTATATAAATGTCTTGACATGGACGCCAAAAGAGTAAGATTCGAACGTAGATTAAGAAACATATTAAGTAAGAAGAAATGACGGTAGAGCAAAAAATTAAAAAGATAGTAGACTCCATGGAGGGTGTAAGTTACCTTTTTGACAACTGGCAAACAGCCAATATAAGACTGGACAAGATTAAATTGCCGGCAGTGCTTAATCTCCTTCCTGTAAGCGGAACTTTTAATCTAGGCAGACAGCAGTTAAGAGACTGCCCTAACTGTATGATGGCATTCATGGATAAAACCAAGTTCGATTTTGATGGCACAGAAAATGATGCAGTGATAGAAGGATGCAAGAATAAAGCCAAAGAATTCATATTGCTATTGAACAGGAGTGGGATGTTCAAAGAAATATCAGGAGATATCCCTTATTCTGTGTTCTATGACAAGCTGGATGTTAATGTAACCGGAATAGTTATCCAACTTAAGTTAGAAGAGATAATGGGTACTGTTATTTGCAACAAGAGCGTGAAAGAGATTGTATATGGCAGCAGAAACTAAAGCCGGAACCCTAAGAATAATAGGTGAAGAGCTGGAAGCGTTACGCAAGCGAATTATAGCCAACCATGAAGCAGCTGGACAAGTAGCCAGTGGAAGGACAAAGGGCAGTCTGAAAGTAGAAATATCGGAGGACGGAGGCGTTTTGTGGGGCAGGCAGGCATTCGCGGTACTAGAAACCGGACGTGGGCCAGGGAAAGTTCCGAAAGGATTTTACAAGATTATCCGCCAATGGGTGGAAGATAAGGGTATACAAGTAAAGAAGCCCGATTCCTTCGCCTACCTTGTCGCTAGAAAGATAGCCAAGGAAGGAACGGAACTATACCGAAACAGAAAACATGAGGAAATCTATTCCCGTGATCTAGAAAATACCGTGGACAATATAGCCAGCAGGGTATCGGCTATATATGAAACAGAAGTTGAACATATAAATCTGAATTTCGACAATGAGAACACATACGATAGATAATACAACAATTGAATATCCTGACCAAATAGGATTCTGCTTTAATCCTGTGATAATAAATATCCTTGGCGGAAACTATCAATCTGTTACTGCAACGGTAACGGACACCACCACAGCCACATCAGACAGAGAGAACAGAGCGACGTTCGGTGGTTCCTGCTTCTTTGACCTATCATTCTATACGCAGAGCTATTTTGACGAATACAGAGAAGTCGATTACAAGTCAACTCACGCCGAAGATAGTAAGTTAGGACGTCTGTTTAGCATAGAGCTTGATATGTATAACGAATCAGGAACACTTGAAAACAGCTTCCAGTTCAACGTATTCATATTGTGGGGAACCAGTAAGGTTGGAGAGCAGTATAATGGAAGCCGAGTGCTGACATGGTTCAAAAACTACCCATTCTCTGTAGGCTTATACTCTGCAACATCAGGGAATGTAAAAGTAACTATAGATGGTTCCGAAAGCTCCCCTATCGCATTATCAGGACAAAATGCATGGAATATCATTCTTGCTGGAATAGATGCTTCAGACAGGGTTGAATTTTATCTACCTGGAAGTAATACGGCAGCATCTGTTTTTGACCACACCTTTGATTTCACCTTCCGAGGGCTGCTCAATATGGCCACAAAGATCACTTGTAAGGTTGACAATTCAGACTGTGGAATATACTTGAGATGGATCAACCGCCATGGAATGTGGTGTTACTGGCTATTCATGCAAGGAGACGAGACTTCGCAGGTATCCAATGACGGAGAGTTCATCAGAAACAATATGCAGGATTACAGTTACAAGAACGGATACCATGGAGGTAGCGGACGAAAGCAAAGGAAAATGGAAGAAACGACACTTCCCGTATGCGCTCCATTAATAGACAGCATAACTTATGACTTCCTTTACCAAATGGCCACGTCTCCTGTTGTTGATATGTTCATGGGCTATGATGATAACGGTAACGCCAGATGGATGGCCGTAAATGTGTCTGTGGGAAATTTCGTCAAACAGCGGGTATCACTGCAAGACTTTGAAGCGAACATTATATTACCTGAAACTAACGTGCAGAGCTTATGACAGAACAACTACTATTCATAGATAACAAAGCAATGGATATTAATGAAAGTACCAATATCACATTGAATTTTAGAAGTAATATTTTTAGCGATGTAAGCAAGATCACAAGCAACAACACATACTCCATCAAGCTACCTTTGACAGTCAACAACTGTCATGTGATTAATTATGCGCATCTCCCATCCCATTCAGCACAATATGCTCGTATCAACCACAAAGGACGCTATTTGCGCAATGGGATTGAAATCATATCGGACGCCAGCGTCATTCTTATAGAAATATCCGAAACCATAGATATAGCCATGACATGGGGCAATGTTTCTAAATTTGCAGAAATTGTAAATGACAACAAGACATTGCAGGATTTATCGTACGGCAGGACAGAAAACGAAGATTACATCATTTGGAAGAAAGGAGACAATTCGCCCCGAATACCTAAAATTGATTATGGCTTTAAAAATGATGAGCCGGCTGCCTGGTATCACCCTGTGGTTACAGCTATGTGGGTTTTGAACAAAATAGAAGCTGATGCCGATATCACCTTTAAATTCCAAGAACAACACTACGAACTGTTGAAAACTTTAGTTATTCCATTGCTTTCAAGAAATAGCGCACCAAAAGAAATCGAAGCTCGCACTACAACTTTAACAAATGACGGAATATCTCCATATAATATTCCAGGAGGATGGATTCTCAAAATATTCCAATTTGTGGAAAGTGGATCTGACTATTATGTGGCTATAACAAAAGATTCGTCAGGCAAGGTAATCGGATTCAAGCCGCAGAAAGAGAACGTACCCCTTAGAATTATTGGAACTATCAATATAATAGTCAATACTAGCCAGGAACCGCAAAGTTCAGGTGAATATGGTGTTTCTTTCGATATACGGAACAAAGAATCCATAACCAGCAAGTTGAAATTCAGGTGTAATCCGAGTATATCCTTATTACAAGAAAATCAATACAAGTATTCTTTCGCTATAGATGGGGAGTTTAATCCAGGAGATACAGAGGAACTCAGCGCTATACTGTACGATCCTTATGCAGAATTGGGGAATTATACAATAGAAGAAGGAAGTTATGTCAAAATAACGATGCGAGATACTGTCTATTTGAAAGACACTGATGAAGCAAACTCCCGGTTCTATTATGTTCCAAATCTACCTGATATAAAACAGATAGACTTTATCAAAGCTATAGCATCTATTTGTGGAACTTTTGCCATTCCCGGCAATGGAAATATCGTAAGCTTCGTTCCTATTGATACCATCATAGAAAATAAGACCAAAGCTCTGAACTGGACCAAAAGAGTTATCGCCTCATATAGTGCAAACCGTCCTAAAAATATATCTTTCAAAATTGACGGATTCTCTCAAAGGAATGTATACAAATGGAAAAATGACGACAAAAACAAATACAATGGAATCATATACGTTGACGATAAGACTTTGGAATATGAACAGGAAACGCTGACATTGCCTTTCGCAGCGTCTGAAATGAAAGGTGGAATCGCAACTATCCCGATATATTCCTATACATCTGACGGAGCTTTACAATATAACGAAAGTACAGATCCCAGACTACTGGTCCTAAAGAACGACAATACAGCAACTTTTGACGGTCTGGACTGGAACACTATTATTGAAAACAACTACAAATCTTATCAGAAATATATCAGAGAACCTAAGATTATTACCGAGCTGGTAGAAATCAGAGATCATGAATTACGAAACTTGGATATGTCTGTACCTGTTTATCTGGCCCAATATGGAAAATATTACGCAGTCATATCAATAAAAGCAGAGAAAACAGGTATTTGCGAATGTAAACTTTTTCAATTGGATTAATTATGGCAGACAAAGTAGAAAAGATACTTGATATCAAAGTGAATTATAATGAGGCTATCAAAGCTATAGCCGAGTATCAGACAAAAATCGACAAAGCCAAAGAAGCAGAGGCGAAACTGAAGGAACAGTTAAAGGCTGGAGACATAAAAAGGCAGCAGTACAATGAAGAAATGGCGGCATCTAAAGCCTATATCAACGACTGTAATGATTCGATACGTGTTATAACGAAAACAATGCAAAATCAGCTCAAGCAGGAGAAGGCACAAGAAAACAGCCTTGTTTCTCTCCGTGCCAAACTGTCAAACCTAACGGCTGAATACGATGCTTTATCCGAAGCGGAACGAAATGCGGATACAGGCATGGACATAAAAAACAGAATTAATGAGGTTACTGATGCTCTAAAGGGCGCTGAAGAAGAGACACAGCGGTATTACCGAAATGTTGGCAATTACAAGGAAGCTATAATGGAAGCCGCCAATGCCAATATCCCGTTCGTGCAGCAGATAAATGTAATGGTGACCTCCTTGGGTGGAGTAAGAAATTATTTGTCTGGAGTAAAAACAGAAATGCTTACTGTTTCGACCACCACAACCGGCTGGATTAGAGTTTTGAAACTGTTGAAAGTTGCTCTACTTGGAACTGGTATTGGAGTATTAATTGTAGCTTTAGGATCTTTGGTATCATGGTTCACCAAAACACAGAAGGGCGTGGAAGCGGCCAATAAAATAATGGGGGCTCTGGGTGCCACTGTAAATGTCTTAATAGACCGGGCAGGCAAGTTGGGAAGTGCTTTAGTGAATCTGTTTACCGGGAACTTCAAACAGGCGGGGAATGATGCCAAATCCATATTCGCTGGTATCGGTGATGAAATAGTCAATGAAACCAAACAGGCGTGGAAGCTGGCAGAAGTCTTGAATGAGATAGACAAGAGGGAAGTCATGCTGTCCATGTCACGTGCCTCTAACCGAGCTGAAATTGAGAAACTGAAAAAAGCTGCAGATGACCAAACCCTATCCACACAGGAACGTATTAAAGCTGCGGAAAAAGCTGCGGAAATTGAGAAGAAGGACCTTGCCGTACAGACAGAACTAGCAGAAGCAAGGCTGGCTAACACCCTTGGATTTACCGAGATGAACAATGAAGTACGCAAGTTGATGGAGCAGATTAAAGCTGGTGATATTACAGCCGATGAAGTAATAGGAAAACTTGGATTATCAGATAGTACGATAGAAGACCTTAAAGTGTTCCGTGACCAATTCAACGAACTTCAGGAGCTAATGGAAGATAGTTACGGCCGTCAGACAGAGCAGCAAAACACCCTAAACTCTATCCGCCAGGAAGGTGCAGACAAAGCAAAGGAAGCAAAGCAAACAGAACTGGAAGCAGTAAGGGCAGCAGAAGATGCTATGCTTGCCTTAGTGAAAGACAAGAGAGAACAAGCACGGAAAGAGATTGAATTGAACTATTCCCGGCAGATTGAGGATTTGCAAATCAGTTTAAAGCAAGAAGAGAACCTTACCGCTAAGGCTCGTGAAGCCATCAACGCCAAAATAAAGGCTTTGGAACAACAAAAATCTATGGAGCTTAGCAAGTTGTCCGATGAGGAGCTGAAAAAAGAACTGGAGAACCGTTTAAAAATGATATCCCTGCAATTGGAATCGGTCAAGGAAGGCAGCGAGCAGGAGTATCAGTTAAAGATACAACAATTACAGGCGCAACAAGAGGCGGAACTTACCAGCACAGAACAGACCGAAGAAATGAAACTGGCCATTAAAGCAAAGTACAATACCAAGATAGACGAACTGGCAACAGCTCATGAGCAGGATATTATCAACAAGCAACAGGAAGCCATGCGCATACGCTTTGAAACGGAAATCGCACAAGCATATGATAACGAAGAGGAAATTCTTCGTATAAGGATGGAACAAAAGAAAGCCGAGCTCGATAGCCTGCAGCAAATGGAAGGTGAAAGTATAGAAGCATTCAATCTTCGCAAGCTGGAAGTACAGAATGCTTATCTGGAATCCAAAAAAGAACTGAGCGATAAGGAGATTGAAATAGAACAAACTAAATATGAAGCAATGGAACAGGTGACAAATGGCCTTGTAGCTCTCACAGAACAAATTGGGGAATCTGACAGAGGATTTGCTATGGCAAGCAAAATGTTGGCTTTGGCAGAGATCGCCATCAATTCAGGTAAGGCGATCGCAAAAATGGTATCCGCTGAATCAGGGAAAGGTATTCTTGGTATAGCTACAATGGCATCAGGTATTGCAACAATCCTTTCTAACATTGCAAATGCTGTTAAGATAGTAAAAAGTGCTAAATTTGCAGAAGGTGGTTTGGTTACAGGACCAGGGACAGGAACGAGCGACAGTATTCCAGCACAGTTGTCGAATGGAGAATCCGTTATAACTGCCAAAGCTACGTCCATGTTCGCCCCTATCCTATCATCCTTCAATATGATGGGTGGAGGTGTACCAATTAATGTAACAGCAACGAATAATCAAACTTTAGGCGAAGATATGCTGGCCAGAGCAGTCGCCAAAGGAATGATGATGGCTCCTGCCCCTGTCGTTTCTGTAGAAGAGTTTACTTCAGTTGCGAATAGAATTAAATACATAGAAGAAAGCGGTAGTTTATGAAAGCATACGAACTATTATATATAAACAGGAACACTCTTAGGATAATGTCTGAAATGTCATTAGATGCATCAGATATTAAATACCTAGAAATGTATAAAGACTACACCCGTCTTACGGCTGAAGGTCATAAAAAGGCATATATCATGCAGTACCTGGCAGATGAATACAGCATTTCAGAAAGGACCATCTATAGAGTCATTGACAGGTTGTCCGTTGACGTTTCAATTCAATAAGGGGGAAGATTATTCTTCCCCTTATTTTTTTACTGACAAAGCGTGTCAGTGCTATTGTGTTCTGAAATTCTTATAGCCATATACCGTTTTTTACCTTTGCTTCAAAATAGATTATATATGGCGAAATTATACATCAACAAAGATATTGTTGCGGATAAAGACAAAATGGAAAATTGGTATCTAACTGGTGAAGAGGGATTGTCTTTTCCCGATATTCAAAATTTCCTATCTTGGATAGATCCGAATGACCACGTTATTGATATTGAGATACATTCATGCGGTGGTGATGCCGTTGAAGGGTATGCCATTTATGACGCCTTACGTGCTTCAGGAAAGCAAATCAGCTGTACTGCAGTAGGACGATGTGCATCCATGGCAACCGTGATATTATTGGCCGCTGCAAAAGAAAGACGTTTTGCTTATCCACATGCAAAGTTTCTTATTCACAAGCCTTATATGGCTTCATACGATGGAGACCTTGATCTTGAAACCCTAGAATCAATAAAATCAAACTTGGAGAGTGAAAAAAACAAGATGCTAGCTTTGTATGTAGAACGCACAGGATCGGAAGCCTCAGTTATCGAAGCCCAAATGAATAAAGCCGGTTGGTTTGGTGGTGAAACAGCCAAACAATTAGGTTTTATCACGACCGTTCTTATGCCTACAACTGCCAAAGGGAGAACTTACACATTTAATAACAAAAAAATGAACAAAGAAAAAGAAGTAACAGTGAAGCAGACTATCATAGACAGGCTGCTGGCCAAATGCGGCTATCAAAAAATTGAAGACGTACAGGTCGTATCTATAGAATTGACAAATGCCGAAGGTAACACGCTTACCGTGGAAAGAGATGAAGGTGAACCCCAAGTAGGAGATACAGCAAGTCCCGATGGCGAACATGTCATGCCTGACGGAAAGACTATCATTGTGACAGATGGCGTTATTACAGAAATTAAAGATCCTGATGAATTGGAAGAGGATGAAGTGAAAGCTTTAAAAGCCCGTATAGAAGAGTTGGAAACTGAGAATGCTTCTCTAAAGACGAATGCCCGTACCATTGAGGACAACAAGATTCTGAACGCAGTCCGTATGGCCGGGGGCGAAAACTGGCTGGCAAAACATTGTAGTACTTATAAAGTGTCAGCTCGTACCCAAACGTTCAACAAGGGTATAAAAGGAGTAGAAGAAAATGAAACGCCTATTCAGAGAAAACTTCGTGAAGAAAGAGAAAAAAGAAACAACAAGTAATAAAAGGAGGGGAAATGCCTATTTTAGATTTTGACAAACTTACACCTGATAATCAGGCTGTAAAAGACTTGAAAGACCTTATTCAGTTAACAGTCTTTCAAAACGAGGACATGGAGCGTTTTATGACGTTTATGCCCAATGTGACTAACGGTAAAAAAGCAGGTTTTATCGGTGAAATGGAAGATATCGGAGTAGCCGGCTCCGGATGCGACCCTGAATATAAAAAAGTGGCTATCGCTGCCGCCCAAAAGGAATGGGAAATCGGGGATTGGCAAATTCCTTTGGAAATGTGCTATACAGACTTGGAAAACACCATTGCCAAGTACTGCCTTAAAACGGGAACAAATATAGGAGACCTGACATCGACCGAATATATGGACGGTATTGTACTGCCGAAGCTGTCTGAAGCTATGATGAAAATGATGTGGCGTTTTACATGGTTTGGAGATAAATCAGCAGCGTCTGTCACTGGAGGTGGTCAAATCACTGACGGAGTAAACATCGAACTATTTAAAACATGTGACGGTTTTTTCAAACGTCTGTTTGCCATCTGTACCAACAATGCCGAACAGCACACTGAAATTGCAGCCAACGCAGAAGAATCATATGCATTACAAAAATCAAAGATGAAAGAAACAGGCATTGCCACATCAATATTCGATGCGATGTTGCAAGATGCCGACAGCCGGATTTTCCAAAAAGACGGATGCGCAATTTTCGCCACCAAGTCAATGTGCGATGCTCTGACTCACGATATGAAAGAAAAGTACAAGGTAATCATGCCCTGGGAAGTTGTATTTGACGGTGTAGAGGTCAGCAAATACGATGGAACAACCATCGTTAAATGTTCCATTTGGGATAGATTTATTCAAGCCTATCAGAACAACAAAACCAAACTTAACTTACCGCATCGTGCTGTTTTATGTTCTCCTGAGAACTTGATGTATGGATGTGAGGGCACCGAACCGATGTCGGACTTGGATATCTGGTTTGATAAGAAAGCCCGCAAGAACTACATTTATTCAACAGGAAAATTAGGTTCCATGATTGGCGAAGATGAGTTGGTACAGGTAGCATACTAACGAAAAAGAGCAAATATGGCAATATGTGATATAACAATCAAAAAGGACATCGCACCATCGTGCGATGATCCTATCGTTCCCGGGCTGGAACAGGAAGGTGTGATAATGAATCGCGCAGACGTGGATTTCGGTGCGGTTACATTCAACGCAACCCGTAAGAATGTGATCGAAACTCTTGCACTGAAAACAGGTAAAAAAGGTTACAAGGTACAGGTATTCGGTGCAACCCCCTTTACTGGTACCAATACAACCTTGGCAACAGGAACCTATCGTAACACGTTTACTAACATAGTGAACATGGTTGTATTAGCAAATGACCCCGATGTATGCAATGACATTATTGACGGGCTTGCTAACGGTGATTTTGTCGTTGTATTGGAAAATAAAGCCAAAGGGTTAAATAAAACCGAAAATCCGGGAGATTCAGCTTTCCAGGTTTACGGTTACTACCAAGGTTTGAAAGCCGCAGAGATCGGTAATGACAAGTATTCCGAAGAAACGGAAGGGGGATGGAATATCTCTTTGCAAGAAACCAAGGTTCCCAAATCAGCATTATTCTTGTACAAAACATCTTACGATGCGACAAAAACGCTTGTTGAAACACTGACAAAACCAGCTGAATGATTATGGAGTTAGAAGAAGTGGTTGATAAATTAAAGGAGCTAGGAGATCTTCCCTCCTACTCCTCTTCTGATAAATCGGAGATAGAAAGATTGTACAAGGAAGTATTAGGAAAAGAATTCACCAAGACATCGTGTAACGACTGCTATCGCGATGCTGTAATCGAAATGACTGTTTACATCAAAAAGAATAACCGTATGAAAGAAAAATGTAATTATATATTAAAGAATGGTGTCCTGCTTCAACCGGAGTTCGGAAGCAATAAAATGTACACTAATGACAACCTCACTGATGAAGTTGCTGAAAAGTACCTTGCCAAAAATCCGAAAGGTGAAATTTATTTCGCCCATGTACCTACGGACTGGAAAGAACGTGTTAACAAATGTGGATACAATCAAAGCCTGCTTGATTCAATGGTAGAATCATTACAAGACGGAGTTTCTGAAGAATCCGTGGCTGACACGTTGAAAGATTTCCAAATCAACGGCAAGAAAATCAGTAAAAAAGTTCTGAATCTGCATCTAAGCAAGGCCATTGAAATTGTGAACGCAATGAATGGAGAAGGCGAAGATGAAGTTGAATAAAAGAAATAAAGGACGAACGTAAACCTCGCGAATATGAGAGTAAGAGATCTAAAAAAGAAAAGCAGTAACCGCATTGATACAAGCTATTTACAAAATCTAGGAATTCAAGCCTACGGACAGGACAACCTATATCCGCAGACATTAAAGAATATCATTGCTGCAAGCTCTACTGCATCTGAATGCTCAGACCGTTTCGCTGACTTCATTGAAGGAAACGGATTTCGTGAGGTTGCTTTTTCCAAATATGTAGTCAATCGAAAAGGTGACACATTGGATGATGTGCACATGTTACTATGTAAAGACATGTCCGAACTCAATGGAATAGCAATCCATGTTAACTACAATGTTTTCTGTGAGATAGTGGAGATGCAGCACGTACCATTTGAAAATTGCCGTCTGACAGAAGAAGATGAAAACGGTTATGTGGCAAAAATAGCAGTACATCCAGACTGGAGCGGAAAGAAGACACGTAAAGGGAAAGCTCTGCAGGTCAAGAAAGAAAACATCGACTATATAGATGTTTTTAACCCTCAAAAAGATGTTATACTGGCTCAAATAGAAGCAGCCGGAGGCATTGAATACTACAAAGGTCAAATCCTATGGGTGTCAATGGCCGGGAAAAATACTTATCCAGTCGGAAAAGGTGACCGGGTAGCTACAGAGATGAGTACCGATGAAGGGCTGTCCAATGTCAAGTACAGAAATGTACGAAATAATTTCTTCCCTGGCGCTATGATATTCACCAAAAAGGGATCGAACATAACCTTTGACGAAGAAGGCAACGAAGTGAAAGATACAGACGATGATGACAGTTTCTCAAATACACTCATCCAGTTGCAAGGTGATACGAATGCAGCAAAGATCATGGAAGTTACTTTAGAAAACGATGAGGAAAAGCCTGAAATAGTAAATATGAACTCACAAAATTACGACAAAGAATTTACCGTTACTGACGCAAGTGTGGTTGAACGTATTTATTCAGCTTATGGCCAAGAGCCATGGTATTGCATCCGTATTGGTAAAGTCGGATTCTCAGGCGATATTTTGGAAGATGCTTTCGAGTATTACAATTCTATCGTAAGCAAGCAACAGCGCTTAATAGAGCGTACCTTTAGCCGTATATTCAGCTATTGGTATGAGGTAGTCAACCCCTCTAATGATTATAGTGTTGAACCATTAAAGTATGTACGAAATGCAGCAGTATCTAATAACAACAGATGAGGTATCGGCTTTGTCTCGCGGAATGTCTGTACATCTCGATCCTGACAAGATAGAAACCTACATCCGTGAGTCGGAGAATATCTACATCAAATCAGCGTTGGGAGACGAACTGTTCCTTGACGTGAAAAAAAATCCTGAAAAATACCAGCTACTGCTTGACGGAGGTACTTATGAAACTAAATGTAAAAAGAAGATAATCATCACTGGACTTCGCGTAGCTTTGGCTTATTATACCTATGCCTGTATTGTCAAAAATGGAGATGGAAATGTATCCCGTTTCGGCTTCGTGAACAAGGAAGGTGAATATAGCAGTCATACAGTATTCAAGGAAAAGATGATGGTGTATAGCGATGCATGTAGTATAGCTGACCGCTACCTGAAAGAATGCGTGCTTTACCTAAAAGAATGCGGTATGCCACTTTATAACGGTGAAGGGAAATTAAAATCTAATAGAACTGTTTTTCGTGTAATAGGAGAATGAGCGATTCTGTTGACATATTAAAGAAACTGGCTCTTCAAGTAAGAAACGCATCTACAGAAGGAGAGAATACAGCTGAAAGAATTGGGCGCATATTTATCGGGATTCTAGAAAACATGGATAATTCTGATATAGAAAAGCTCACCAAATACTTTTTGCGCAAAGACAAGGAGGATTCTACAAATTTTCTTTTATCATTATTGGGCGGAACTGTCATTAAGAAATATGCCAAGTTCGGTGATTTCGTTACCGGCGTATTAGGTGGATACATAGACGAAAAGGGCAATCTTGAAATGGAAAGCGGTGTATTTCGTAAGCGTTTGTTTGTACCTGAAATAGCTTATAACCGTACAACCTATTTCAAAGGACGTATGGTAAACTCCCCCGGTGGTGGTTGTACCGTATTGTCATACGTGGATAACGGCGATGGAACCTACACCATCACTCCCGATCTGACAGATGCGGACGGATTGAGCCAGTTTGTTGATGACATCCTTACCACCTATTTTGTGACTAAAAATAGCGAAGGAAAGCTGAACGGCTTTGAAGAAATGAAATTCCGGGTGACTGCCGCAGATTATACAGCCAAGAAGTTTACTGTCATTCCCCGTCCGGGGCATTCTGACTGGAAACCTGCCGAGCAGATGGTATTGGCACAAACAGGTAACTTTACGGACCCAGAACGTCAGACTTATATACTTATTGATTCAGTCAACGGAAACAACTGTATTACATTCTTTGACAATGCCAACACTTGGGACCCGGAGCCGGCGCAGATGCCTGCGTGGTTCGGCAAGAAGAAGGGTATGACCATCAATGGGATCAACTGCGACAGGTTCTCGGCAGTATTGCAGGATATCATCATGACGGGATTGATTTTTCAAATTGATGAAATTACCGGTAGCACAGTCCGCGTTCCTATCGACTTCCCTAGCTGGGAGCCGGGCAGGAAGTATGCGTATTATTCCCGTGTGCCCCATAACGGTTCCACATGGTTGTGCGTCAATGACAAGGGCACTACTTCCGAGCCATCCGAAAACAATCCGGACTGGCTTGTATCAGCCGCCAAAGGTGACAAGGGTGATCCGGGCCTGTCTGTAATAGGTGGCGGTCATTGGGAATCCTCTAAGACCCCATACGAGGTCAATACCATGGTCACTTTGGCGGGCTGTGTTTTTATCTCCAAGGTGAAAACATCCAATCCTCCGATTAAAATTGCAAGGTTCAGGAATGGCAATTATCGAAAGAAAAAGGATGGCGGTTATATCCTTGCCGGGAAATCAGCCGACTGGACCGTGCATGAAGACTGGGAGATGCTGCTGGACGGTCGTGAACTTAAAGGTGAGAGTATCACCTTCTTGGGTGAGTTCGCATCCCATCCGTCCAATCCCAAGGAGGGTGACAGCTACCGAAATACGGCTGACCATTGTACTTACATATACCGGAATGGTTTGTGGATGGTCATGGTCAAAGACGGGACTGACGGTAAGGACGGCAAAGGTTACGAGTGGATCTACACCCGTACCAACATCATCGGCCTTACCCCTGACAAGCCGGATTCGAAGCAGCAGGATGATTATATACCGGAAGGCTGGACAGATGATTTTCTTGGCGTGGATGCAGACCATCAGGTGGAATGGGCGTGCAAACGTGTGAAGCGTGATGGAGTATGGAGTGAATGGAGCACTCCGGCCCCTGTGCACCGTTGGAGTAAGGACGGGGAGTCGAATATCATGGCCGACCTTGACAATGAGATGGTGAGCGTCGCTCTTACCAGTACCGGTGTTACTACTTCCGCACAGTCATGGACTACCCATGTATCCATGTGGTACGGTACCGAGAAACTCACCCTTGAGACTTTAACAGTCAGCACGCCTGCCGGTTTCACGGCAAACACAAGCAAGGCCACCGGAGCGGTGGCGATATCCGTCGCTGCCGGAAAGTCGGTTCCGGAACAGAATACGGTCACCATCACACTGGCTGCAATGAAGAACGGGCAGCTCTATACCCGTGAACTGACTTTCAAGATAACCGGTGTCCGTGGCGGGGCGGACGGTTCCGATGCGGTAATTTATAGCCTTGTCACTTCGGCCACGATGGTCAGCAAGAACAAGAACGGCGGTTACAGTGTAGCTTCGGTATCCTGCCGGCGTATGAAGACAGTCGGTGCGGTCACTACGGCCACAACGGACGGGGAGTTAAAGTACAGTCGTGACGGTGCGGCCGAGGTTCCCATCGGTGATGGTGTCGGGGTGGCTTCCGGTAATTTTACCAGTAGCTTGAAGTTCGTGTTCTACGTGAACGGTCAGGCGGTTGATGTCGAAACTGTCCCGATGGTTGTGGACGGCAGTGACGGAAAGGATGGTGAGAGCATCACAGCAGCCGGTCATTGGGAATCCGCCAATACTCCGTATGCCAAGAACAGTACAGTATCGTTTGCCGGAGGATCTTACTTAAGCAAGGTTGAAACCTCCAACCCTCCGATTAAAATCGCCAAGTTCAGAAACGGCAGACTCCGCAGGAAAAGAGACGGCGGATACATCCTCGCCGGCAGATCTGCGAACCGGACGGTACATGCGGACTGGCAGGAGATGGTTGCCCCCGTCGGACCGTCGGCATCCTACTGGCTGGACAGTCCTGTCAGCGTGATCAACTTCACTTCAACAGGCACGCCATCCCCGTCTGGATTCCTTGTCACTTGCAAACAGAATGTGGCAGGCAATGTAAGCACGTGCAGCACGCTTTATCTGGCAGCCCGCAAATACAACGGAAGCTGGCTGGCTCACGTAGGTGCTACCCTAAGCAATCAGATATCCGTTCCAGCGACAGCCGGATACACCCAGTTTGCCGTCCGGGCTTATAAATCCGCGTCGGACGCAAACGCATGGAATAATAATTTTGTCGCTGAAAAAGGGGTGGGTGTTGCAAATGATGGTTCCATAGGAGCGACAGGAGCAACAGGGGCGTTTCCCCGTGACAGAGGCGTATGGGCTTCCGGACAGACTTACGTCTGGAATGCGGATTACCGGGATAAGGTCATATATCTGATAGGGGGAGTTTATTATAATTTCCTTGTAAAAAATTACGGCGCTTCCGTTACCGCTGCACCCACATCTGTCAACGGTGATTCCAATTGGGAAGCTATGCAGAAGTTTGTGAATATCGCCACTGACACCCTGTTTGCCGATGGTGCGAATGTAGCCGGCTTCATGTTCAAAGACAAGGTTCTCAAATCTTTTAATGACAAAGGTGAAACTCTTCTTATCAACGGTGTAACCGGGTATTTTAAATGTAAGAATGCAGAGATTACAGGAACAATCACAGCGGATAAAGGACGTATCGGTCCGTTCTCCATCGCTTCGGGAATATTGTCCTCAAAGATCCTTTATGAAAATGAAACAAATAAATACGTCGGTTTCAATTTGTCTGCCGGACAAATTGAGTTTTATAACGAAAGGACATTTGCAAACGTAAGAATCGGGGGAAACACGCAGTTTGTCACCATTGAAGGGATTAAGTATGATGCTGGAATTGACATACAGAGTCCAAATGCCATGATCGGGATGCACATCAAGACTCCGAGCATTCCTCTATTCGTGGAGGGAGGTAACATTTTCCTTCATCCGAACAATGACAGCTATGTTTCTCTTCGTGGCATAGTTGGCAACTGGAGGAATATCTCTGTCAAAGCTTCATTGAACAACAACGATGATAATGTGATGTTTATTAATAGAGACAATATAGAAGTGACGCTTCCTCCGGATGTTCCGGGACATACTATATACTTCAAACGTATGAGCGGCGGAGTAAGATTGACAGGAGGACGGATCCTGCCTGCTCCCGGAGGACAGGAGGTGTCTTATATTGATTTGGATTTTGCATCCGGCTTCATTAAGTGTATGGGTAATTATTGGGTTATGTTTTATTGCGGATAATTTAAATATAAAGTATGAGAATAAATTTTGCACAATTCCCTATTTATGATGGGATTAAAAAAGAAAAGCTTATAGCCAGTAACATCACTGAGGCCTTCGGTGACTGGATATATAAGAACGTAGCGGGCTTGAAGGCGCATCTCCTTGCGGAGAAAATCTTCAAGTCGACTGTAGATGGTGTGGAACTTGACGAAGAGGAGGTGGATATCATAAGACGCTCCACCTCCATGCTGCCCGGTCTGCTGGCGGACTCACTGAATGATTATCTGGATAAAAAGAAGGAGTAGTATGAAAGAATTATGGCAATTAATCAAGATGCTGTTCTCAAGCAAGCCGGGTGATTTTGATACTCCTGAGCTGCTTCCCATGAAGCATTATCCTTTCAAGAGATACCGTTTCATGATGTGGTGCGGACGGATGATATACCGTGCCGAGAACAAGGAGAACATAGATAGGTATATGCAGACCTATGCGGGTAAGGAAAGCTTGACGCACGAAACCATACACTTGCGTCAGGCACAGGTTATCGGCTCATGGGTAAAATACTACTGGCGGTATTTTGTCGAGTGGGTTAAGGGAAACCCTATCTGCCATCCTGCGAGTTCGGCATATTATACCATCTCATACGAAATGGAGGCGTATGCCAACGAGGGCAATTTGGATTATCCCGTGAACTACGACGGAAGCAACCTTTCCCGGTACAAGATAAAAGGTGGCAGGAAGAAGCTGTACAAATCGATTGGCGGCACTTCAAAAGCGTGGAAAACTTATATAAGAACTTTATAAAATTTGGATATTATGAGTGATTTGAATTTAGAAAATATAGTTGGCTTTAAAGCTGTGGATAAAAACGGCAAAGAACGACAGGTGACCGTCGATGAGATGACAGAATTAGTTTCCGCACGGATTGTTTCCGCTGCATCAGAAATATCAACATTTGCTGCCGCTGCGGCAGCCGGAACAGATGAGTTTGAGGACCAGTTGCCCCAGTCCGACACCTTCTCTTGGCTTCGTACTTTGGACGGTTCCAAGAACCCAACTTTAACATCTTCTTCGGCTGCCGCGAAAGTCCTGGGAGAACTGATGTTTCCAAAGTATACATCTTCAGAATTAAATTATGGTGATTTAAATGAGTTTAAATCACCTACTATCAAGACGATTAACAGATGGTCAAACCCTGATTTTCCTAAGACAAATTGGCCTGATGAAATTACTTATGGCACTTTTATAGTCGAACAAATTAACGATGTCATACGGCAGACAGCCGTTTCAGAATCATTGTGTATTAGATTCTATTATTCTTCAACAGGTGAATGGAGTGAGTGGATGATCTATTAATAAATTTGTATCATAAGATGGCGCATTTTTCGCTCTGGGAGAACTGATTGGCATAAATGATCTAAAAAGAGATGCAACTATAGCTA